TCTTGCTTGGTATGCTGTGCCGACTCCAGAGATGCCTAGAACAGCGCCGCCATCTACCAAGAGCTTTTGGTCGAGTGTGGTGTTGCCTGTAGCCTCGAGCGTTCCGTTGACCTTTCCGCCTGTTGTGACCTCCTGGAAGGGGCCGATGCTCTTGGTGTCTTCAACGATGACCATGCCGCCGATTCGTCCACCGATGATGTCATTCGGTGAAGTGCCACCAGAGCTTCCGCCGCTAGCGGGCTGCCTCTCTACCTTGACATCAATGGGGTCAATCGTGGTGACATTCGTGCGTACAGATTGAATTTTGTACCATGTGCCATCCCATTCATCAAAGTTGGCATTGTACTTTCCAGATGTCATCAGATATGCACCAGAGTCAAATACAAGGCGCTGTTGGAATGTGTTGTCGTGGAATATCTTGCCGTTATATTGATAAACGGGCTCGGCGTTTATCGCCATGGATTCCAATGTCAAGAGTTTCAAGATTGGTAAGGATGAGCCAGATGATCCCTTGCGCCATGCGGAAGACCCCTGCCATGTGCTGCCGTCATAGACAGACAGGTGACCCGTTTGCTTTGGGCCATCCGCAATGTATATCTCTCCCAAGTCAAGTGACAGATTTGAGTCAATGTCTGTGCTGTTGTTTTGAGCCGTGTAGGTTATGCCAGGAGACCCTTGGGAATTGTTGTCATCGATAGCAAAGACCCAAAGCGAGCCGAAACCAATGGAATTGTAAGAATGCGAAGCGCCACCATTTGCGCGCACTACTCTATCAAAAGATAGCTCAACATATAATTCACCAGACACAGGAAGGTCTGGTGTTATTATTTGAACAAACTCCGAGATGGTAGAGGTCGTTGATATGTGGAAAAACGCAGGAAGGTCAAAGTAATAATACCCAGCGGTTGTTGACCAAGTAGGTACGCCATACATCGCCGTTGCACTCGTCACTCCATTGTAGTCACGATTGCAATAGTAGAAGGTTCCTGTGGACGCGTCCTTGATTCGGATGCGCCACTTGAATATGGGGATCAATGGGTAGACCGATTGCGAAGCATTGATGGCGAAATTCAGCGCCCCCGTGCTGTAGGCTAACTTGATACCAGACCCTCCCGCCAAGAAGCCAATAGTGTAGTAGGCTGTGCTCAGCCCAGCCCCATTGAATCGATAAGAGGCAAAGGCATTGAATATATTCAGAAAGCGCTGAACATATTTGATAGATACACTTTGCAAGGCGGGCAAGAAATTCCAAGAGTTTCCTGCGAGTCGTGCGTTGCCACTCGTTTGGTCAAGTGTCACATCATCGCTGTAAGATACGCGAGCGACCAAGGTGCCATCTTTGTAGTACCTGCTCACATATCTTGTGGTTTGCGCTCTGTTTCCGTATTGCTCAAATATGTACTTTCCGTCATTGATATAAACGCGAGCGCCATAGAGCGTTGCGATATTCTTGAGGATGTCTAAGGCTGAAGAGTAGACGATATTTCCGTCATCGTCTGTGTTTTGGAATAGGCGAATATCAAAGGCGTGTTCGGCCAATGGATCAACGCTTGTAGAATAGGTTTGGTAATTGGTCTCCCACCAATCTACAGAGGTCTCAAGATAGGGCTTTGAACTTGGGAACAAATCGTCTACACCAATCAGCAAAAGAGAGTTCTGAATAGCATCTACCACCTTGGTCAACACCAAGCCTGTTTGGTCAATGTCGTTGTCTTCCGTGTAGTCTATGTTTGCCAATCGACCAAAGCCATCAACAGCCTTGAGTCGCATGAAGTAAGGCTGTGAGGCATCTTCTAAAGTTAGCAAGTCCTGCATCACCCATCCAGCCCAAAAGAGGCTGTAGTCATTGCCTCCTAGTTCTTCGATAGCGTCTTGGACGCAATCCATTCCCTCAAGAGTTCCGCCGTCAGCAATGACTCTCTCACCATACACTTGACTTGGAGGGGGTACGCTGTTAGCCTTTAGGATAACAACGCGGAAGCGATTCTCTTGGTATGTCTTCAGGGCATCAAAATAGTTGAGTACTTGGCCTGTGCGAATAGCCACGCCAATCTCAACTTCTGAACTAACAATGGGACTAATTGTATCGTCTGTCTCGCCCGAATAGTTGAGCGTGAAACCATCGGCATCACACTCGAACTCATAGGCTCCCCCAAGCCAAGAGGAGTCGTGGAGTTCAATCTTGTACTGAGTGCCTTGGTCTGATAGAAATTCCGAGTAGAGTCTGATTGCCATAATTAGAAGCCGCGATAGCGTGAACGAGTGCGAGAAGCTCTCTCTTGGGAGAGCAGAATATCTTGACCTTGAATGCGGCCCGTGACATTGATATTGCCACCGCCCATGAAGGAGTTCAGTCTATCGAGAGGAATGACAGCCTCTGGGCCTCCGCCCTCTCCGACCATCGCAAGCGTGGGGCCTGTGACGATGCCGCCAGAGGCGAGCATTGGAATGCCACTCATCATTGCGAATGCGCCCTTGAACAGGTCTCCGAAGCCTGCTGCACCTTGGAGACCTAGAAGAGAGCCTGCTGTGCCAAGGCCCCCTGGAGTTCCTCCGAAGGCGATGGTGAGGGCTGCTGCGACCAAGAAGGCGGCGGCGGCTACGGCAAGCAACTTCTTGACCATATTGACCAAGTAGTCGCCGAAGACTTTGAAGAAACTCTCGCCATTGTTTAGAGCAGCGTAGAAGGAATCGTTCAAAGCGCTGGCCACACCCTTGATGGTGAACTGCAAGAACTTGAACTGCTCGATGCTCATGGTCGCTGGCTCGATGACGCTCTGACGCATTATCTTTCCCGAGTTGTCCATCGCGATGGCGACGGTGGCATAGGACTTGGGAAGGATGTCTAGAATCTGCTTTTGCTTCTCAAGCGCATCGGTAGCGGCTGTTGTCGTTTCGACTTCAGCTTCAGTGCTTCCTGTGAGTTCTTTGACCTTGTTGTCGTACTCGTCCATCGATATGCCGAGCACAGCCAGAATCTCTTGCTTTTGTTTGAGGATTGCATTCGTCTGATTGTCCAAGCGCCCAAGAATCGTCTGACTCTCTGTGACCGACCTGAGCGCCCAGTTGAGTCGCGAGTACATGCTGAAGACATTCTCTCCAGCTCCGAGATTCTTCCGCTCTGCTTCACGAGCCCGAAGGATCGCCGCAGCGCGCTGCTCGAGCGACATGTTCGTCGTGTCAATCTGATAGCCGTATTTCTTCTCTGCTTCAGATATTGCAAGAGCAAGCCGTTGCCGTGCCTCTGCTTGCTTCTTGGCCTCTGCGTATCTCTTTTTGGCTACAGCATCAAGCTCCTCCTGGTTTGCCATGATGACAGCACGATTCATCAACTCCTCATTGAGTCGCTTCATGCTGTAGCGCAAGTCCTTGGTATTTATGTTCTCAGCGTCGATGTTGCCGATGTAATCGGGGTACTTCTTTTGAAGTTCCTCAATGATGGCACGCTTGCGCTCGAGTGGCGTATTGGATGCCTCTAGTTCTACACCAAGGGCTTGAACTCGCCCTGCCTCCTCTCTGAACTTCTCGCTCAGTTTGGTCTCCATCAAAGAGGTGATGTTGTTCAGTAGGCCGCTGAACATCTCCATCGCTGGGCCGAGGACTGCGTTAAGTCTTTCACCGATTGCGATTTTGATGTTGTCGATTGCCGCAGCAAAGGCCGCTGCCTTGTCACCTGTAGAAATGAAGACATCGCCTGCCTTGGCCATCTCCTCTTCGGCAATCTTTGCAACAACGCGAGTGACATCTCCGATGCTTTGAGCTTCAACTGCCGCACCATTGAACTCTTGGCTCAATCGTGAAGCAGAGATACCGAGGTTGTCAAGGATTTTCGGAGACTTACGACCGATACCTGTTACGACAGAGTTGACAAGGTAGTCGATGGATTCACCCGTCTCTTGTGCTCGGCGAGATGCGAACTCAAGCAGTCGGGTCATCTCTTTCATAGGGATGCCAAAGTTCTGCGCCCGCACAGCGGCCTGCATCAACTCAAGGTCATTGGTCGTGTTTCGTGTGGCTCTGCGTAGGTTCTCAAGCAGAGATGGATCGGCAAAGCGTTGGAATGCGTTCTCAACACCTTCGACAGTACCAGCCAACTTTGATGCCTCTGACCCGAATGTAGCAATGCGGTCAACAACAAAGGCAGCACCAATGGTCGCACCCAAAGCACCGAAGCCTCTCGACATATTCGAAAGGCTGCGGTCGATATTGCGCATGGAAGAGCGGAAGTCCTTGAGGTCTGCTCCAATCTTGAAGTTGATACTACTTAATGATGCCACGGCTCTTTGCTTCGTTTAATATCTGGGTGAATGTCGGCTTCTCTTTTGGTGCCCCCTTCTTGCTGTCTTTATCCCAAGGGAAGGTGGCTAAGTCCTTGGGCTTGATTTGCTTCTTTAGATGAGGGTTGATGACAATAGCCGCCAACCATCTCGTCTGCTCCCATGATTGCTGCAACTCACGCTCGAGGCTGCTTGTGTAGCCTTTGGCTTTGTTAGCAAAGACACGCGGGGTGTAGCTCATGAACTCCTCCCATGTCATTGCCATCTCGCCGAGCGCGAGCTGCTCAATCTCATCCCAACCCAGAGGTGCGCTCTCTACTTCTGGGCCGCTATCTTTCCCGCATCCGCAAAGGCTCGGGCGAAGACCTCCATGCACCTGTTGAGTGCCTCTTGGTCTTGGTCTAGTAGGTCAGCCACATCATCAACGCTCAAGGTGAAGTTGATCTTCTCTGCTCGTGCGCCATCCTTGAGGCCCGCATACATCAAGAAGATGGCCTGCTCAAGATTGATTTCTGTGCTTAATTGCCCCATGTCCTGCAACTTAACGCCAGACAGACTCGTGAAGATTCTGAGGGCGTTGAAGCCGTACTTGACGGGGTAGCTTTTTTCTGCGATTTCGATGTGCTCCTGCATCTCTTTCGGTTTAGTGAGATTGGGAGGAGGGCAAGCCCTCCCCCTTCACTCGGTTATTGTTTAAGGATTCGCCGCTTCGGTCAGCGTAGAGCTTCCCTCAAACGATGCTGAGAATGTAACATTGTCCTCAACGCCTGCGTCTTGGCTCAATGAAGTGAGGTAAGCAGTTCCGCTGTAGACTTTCTCGTCAGTAGTGGCGCTTCCAAACTTCACGGTCAAGGCCGTGCGTCCATTCAAATATCCATAAAGGTCAGAGGCCGTCTCCTTGCCGCTGATGTTGTAACACACCAAGCCGTCACAAGTCAAAGACCAACTGCGTTGTCCCTCCAACAATTCACGCCATCCAGCGCTGTCTTTTGTCGAGGTGTCACGGGTGTCCATCGTTACGCTCAAGCCTGCGCTTGTAGCCTTTCCGATGACCGTGTAGGTCGTACCTCCGTCCGTGCTGATAGACACGAGGACATCGGTTGCATTCATCACAGATGTAGATGCTGCCATTATTTCTCTTCTTTATTAGGTTGATTCTTGACAGCCACAAAGCCATTTGCTTTGAGCTGTTCGGCTATGTGAACAGGTACAAGAACAAGAGAGCCCGCCAAAATGGTATGCTCCTTCTTCAGTTCCCAATCTTTTGCCAACTTCACTTGTTTCATTATCTAACGATTCTGAAGGTTAAATCCACTTGCACGCCGTAGAACTCATCACCATCTGAGAAGAGGTCTCTGAGGTCGTCAAACGCACAGCTCTGGACATTTACACCAGCCACGGTGCCACTCATTCTTGGGAAGGCAGAGCGCACGCCTTCAACAGCATCTTGGCAGACGCTGTAGGTTTTAGCCACCACGGTCAGCCTCACAGAGACCTCGTCGAGGTGGCTGTCCGCATCTTTCGTGGAGCTTGGATCGACGCGGAAAACATCATACACAGCATAGGGTGCTGTGGCTCCTTGGGCCGCGAGGTATGGGAATACCCGACCGCCGAAGATGCCATTGAGTGTTGCATCGCTGTCGAACTTGCTCTTGATTACTTTTCCAACCATCACTTGACGCTGCTAAGTTTCTGAATCTGAATAGCGGCAAACTTGAAGAACTCCTTCTTGAAGGTTTGTACCGTGTATGGGTATGCCGTTTGCTTGGCGCGGTCAGCGAAGCCAATGTTGTGGCCTCTGTAGCGTCCGTTGTTTAGGTAGCCGTAGTTGATGAAGTGAGCGTACCATCCGCCCTTGTTTGGGTCTGAGAATCGTCCTCTGACCTTTGGGCCAATGTGAGTGACCCACATATCTCGAGCTCTTGACCAAAACTGCATCACATCGATAGACTTGCGAAGTTGTCCAGGCTGAATGCGGGCATAGATTGCGCCGTCTCGGTATACCACGAACTCATCCTCCATGAGGTCATCAATGTTCTGCTTGAACGCTTGAATCATTGGTTTGGCGGCTTTCTTGCCTGCCTCACGCATGACCTTGCGGCGAACTACATCCTCCATCTTTTTCATCTTCTTGAGGGTCTCTTCGAGTCCTTCAATTTCGATGTGAATAGGAGAGCCTCCTGCGCGTCCTGCATGAGAACGGCGGCGGCCTTGAGCAATGAGGCGTTCTGCAGTAGTTCCCATCAGTCAACGAGTCTAGTCACAAGGTGCATGAAGCGCTTGCGCTCAATAGGGAGCACAGCCTCAATCTCAAAAATATCACCATCCCAAGAGATTTGCATCTTCTCATTGATGGCGCTGTTGTATCGGATGCCAAACTCAACACGCTTGACAGCCTCAAGGCGATTGCTTTCTTCGCCTTCTTTTCCGCTCATGTACTCGACCTTTGCCCACACTTGAGTGATGACTCCAGGAAGCGAGTCGATGGCATCGACCACGCAGGCCGTGCCTTCTGCCGTTCCGCCATCAGCGACAACGCGCTCGCCGTATTCGTCCACAAAGGCATCCTGCCCCATAGTGCGAACACTCTGACCAAAGGTATCGGTCTTGGTGTAGGCTTCTAGGATCGTGATGCGGCGGTCTAACTCGCCAAGGTCTTTGATTGGAAAAAGGCTCATGCGAATGTCCAGACGCGGAAGGGGTTCATCAAGTATTCAGCAGCGGTAGGCAACTGCTTGACGCTATCCTGCCGCTTCTCGTACATCTCGCCAATCATTAGAAGCATGGCTTGACGAATAGGTGCGGGCACATCTGAAGAAGATGAGTACCCACATACATAGCGCACGACAACGGCGTTGACCGTGTCTTTCGTTGCGCTCCATCCGTTCTCACTAACAATGCGCGCAGGCTCGCTGACGAGGTCTGTGCGGTAGTTGTCAGATGAGACGGTCTGCTCTGTTCCAAGGCTATCGACATACTTGACGCTCGTGATGCTTTGAATGGGCCCACGGCTGAGGTACAAAATGTCTTTGTCCTTTGGGTTGCGATAGTCTGGGAAGCCGTCAAAGAACTCCTCGATGGTTGTAGTCATCAAGATGCGGCGAGTGTACTGCTCCGCCATAGTACGCGCTGCCGTGATGAGTACACCGATGAGAGTGTCCTCGTCCGAAGAATCAACGCGCAAGAAGTTCTTGACCTCTGCGGTAGTTAGTGGCTCGCTTGTCGCGGCTGTGATGACTGAAATGCTCATCGGGTTTCTTTCTTGGCTTTAGAGCTTGAGGTTTTCTTTGTCGCGTTAGCAGGTGCGGCGATAGGCTCGGCGAATCCTGCTGCGATCCATTGTGCTGCCTCATCAGAGGACAACTCCGCCTCACTACCTGCGTAGTGGGCGAAGCCGTCTCCGACGATGGTCTCTTTGAAGATG